AAAACTTTCATGTGAGTTCCACGGCTCATGTTGCGGAGTTCTTCTTGGTAGTAATGCTATCGCGGCGTCTGATGCTCTTGAAGCATCTGCTGTAACCCTTAAAGGGCTTCCAGAAGAGTCATTTATAATAACTCCGTCTTTATCTAAAACTTGATCATCATCGTCAACTACTTGATTTGTAGCAGGTTTAGTAAATGTATCACCTATAGAGTCTGATGTATCTGAAGGATCTGGAACTTGTGCCGGACTGTTCATGTGTATTTGTAAAGCCTGCTCTCGGTGTACATCAACTGATAAAATTTGCGTTTTACCTCCAGCGTCTAATTTATTATCAGTAGCACTTTTAATTTGTGTATTAGCGCCACTTGTAAATTTATTATCGCCTACAGTATTTAAATTAAACGCCCCATTGACCGTCTGTCTGTAATCGCCAACAACCTTTGAATGGAAGTTTTGATTAATTGCTATATGTCCATCTAATGTAACCTGTAGATTATAGTCGCCCGTAATTGTAGTCCTATGTGTTCCTTCTATTTGGACATCTTCATCAATACCAATTGCTTTTGCTCTATTACCACCAATTTTTAAATCTTGATCAATAGCAACATATTTTGTATCATTTTGTAAAATTCTCACATCATTGTTCTGTGCTACCTTAACTTTTTTATCACGCAAAGCTGTAAGGTTAAAATCTCTTCCAGCAAGTATATTGATATCTCTGTCAGCAGTAATGTTTAAGTCTGTTTCTGTTCTTATGTTTATACTATCACTTGCGTAGATATCAATTTTTCCATTAGAAGTCATTTCTAACCAAGCACTACCTTGTGCGTTTCCTATATAGATTATGTCTTCAGAATTATGTAAAAGTATCTGATGGCCTGTTCTAGTTCTCAAACGCACATGGTCATTAAACGGTATAGTCTGATCACCCTTTGACACATTCTCTGGAATTGCTTCTATGTCATAGTATTTTGCTCCTGTATTTCCTGCTTGACCTGCTCTAATTATTGAAGGATCTCCGTCGTCCATAACAAAACTAGAACCACCTAGTCTACTTCTAAAAAATTCAATAGACTGACCTTTTTCTCCGTAACTTCCTTTAGGTGCTCCGTCCCTCTTATCTAATGGTCCTGGAGTATTCCAACCGTATACAGTATTAGGAGTATCTCGTCTAGCACTAGAAGTAGTTTGACCTCTAATTGGATCTTTTAACAAACCTTGTGTAGAAAGAGCTCCTGCGAATAACGGATTATGGGGTCTTTTAAAACGATCAGGATCATAACCTTTATGTGTTTGTTTTTTATTATATTCGCCTGTAGGAAGTCTTCTACCTTTTAAATCATTTGTTAGGCCGTCCTGGTAAATTAAATCCGCAGACGACGTTGGATTACTCCCCGGAACCATGCTATTCATATATTGGTCTTGAACACATCCTATCCAAAAACATTGATTAGGTTTGTTTTCAACAAACATAACCAAAACCTTAGTACCCGGATCAGGTGGTACTGCCCAGAAGCCATAACTTTGTTGTGTGCCAGCATATTGTTCATTACGTGTATTTGACTGTGCGTCATTTACTCCGTAAAAAGGCATACAATAATGTGCTGTAAATTGTTGTCCTGCGGGAAACTGTTCTTGCCCACTTGGATTAGCAAATGATAAAAGTTCAACTCTTAGTGATCCCATTCGGTGTGAATCAAGATGATTCACAACTCTTGCTAGAAAGGGCCCACTTGTAAAATTCTTTTCGGGTTTTGCTCCCTCACTTCTTTTTATTTCCCCTGCCATTACAATCCGCCTCGTATTCTACCAGCTTGATCAACATCATCTAATTTTTTCTTTACTGCGTAATCTGCCTTACGCATTTCAAATTGGGCAAGATCAGCTTTTGTATTTTGTAGATACTTTTCATAAGCCTGCGTTTCTGTACCAGCATTCAATTTACCATCTTCGTTAAAATCAGCTAATGCTCTTGCTAATTCATCAGCATTTCCTGACGCTATGGCAGTATCAATTCTGGCTTGTCTTGCGTCTCTTTGGTTGAATATTTGCTCTTTTATTTTCTCAGCATTGTCGTATGATTCTTTAGCATATTGATTAAGTCTTCTTACAAGAGTCAATTCGTTGGTATATGTATTTCCTCTGAAACTGTTAGTGACAGTAATCACTTTGTATAAACCACTAAATTGAGCAACATCCTCTAATCCTTTTGCTGTTGGACTACCTTCACCTATGTCAACTGGTGTCTTAAAGTTAATTATTATATCAACCTCTCCGTTTTGGTGATTCATGGTTCCGTCAGCATTTATGTTTATAAAAGGTGTGGGTGCTGAAAAATAGTTTCCTAGTCCGCTGTCCGACATGAAATACAGATCTCCAAGGATAGTCAAATCCGCTGATATAAGATCAGCAGGACTGTTTATTAAAGAATCTTGGAAAGCTCTAGCTACTCTCACAGAAGGTGTCTCAGCTACAGCACCATTTGTCTGTTCATCTTGTTGGGTTTCATTTAATGAAGCAACGATATCTGCTGTTTTTAAAATATTATTGTTTCTTGTTCCTGATGCCGCTTTCATATCTGTAGCTGGGTCTTGGTTGTCACGACCACTACTGGATAAATCATTGCTTGTGGAACTATTCATAAAATCTTTAGCAATAGCTGTAAAAAATGCTGTTCGGAAATTAATATCAAAGCTAAGAACATCCGTATTTTTTCCAGTATAGATATAATTGTAATGTTTTACTGCTTGTTGTTTAAGAAATCCATAACCTACAGGAGGATCATTTGGCATCATGAATACTGAACAATGTACCTTAGCTGGCACTACGTTGTATACAAAAATTTTAGGAAACTTATTAAACTTTCCTTTATTTACAGGAGCATCAAGCACATAGGTTTGTACTTCAATTCTAAACCAATCAACGAATCCTGTATTTGAGTCAGTTACCAGTTGTCCTTTCTTTAAAAGTCCTTTTCCCCAATCACTAATTAAAACCAATTCTTCTATAATTCTTTGAATTTTTGTGCCTTGTTTAAATTGAATATTTTTACTGGTTGGATTAATTGTTGTTCCGTTCCTATGAACTACTTTAGCCTTTGGATCGTAAACAAAATTTGGATATCCAAAATTACTTGAGCCAGGATCTAAACTTCCATCTGTAAACATTTGTGTAGAACCAATTTTATTAGTAAAATTACTAGCAGTGAATTCGTTTTTAATTTTTTCACTTAGATTGTTTCTTTTAATACTGTATCCTAGTTTATTATCAACAAAAGTTTTTACCTGACTTTCTATTGAACCTCCAAATTGAGGTCTTGGATCTATAAAGTCTACACCAACAGCAGATCCTAGCACTTCCTCTTGATCATATTCTCTTTTATCTTTTGTAAAATCACCAAATAATGCTGTGTTGTCTACATCAGCAAGTGTATCTTTCATTATATTCTGTGCCATGTCTGTAGGAAATAAGATTATTATTTCATCCGGCTCATGTGGTTGTTTTCCTTTTGTAGCTGTTGTAAGTTTGCTACTATTCACTGCGGTAGCTAAACTATTCACTCCTGTTTGTAAAATTTCCTGTATTGTTCTACCACTTATAGATACGTTATCAGGTATGCTTTGATTTTGGTCTGTCAACGCATTTTCATTGAACGGGGTTGCTTTTACTGTATATCTAGATCCTCCGCCGTTAACGTCAAATTCAACACTGAAAATCTTGACACACATTTGTCGTTTAGGTTCTCTAGCAGGGAAAAGTTTATGTAAGTCTCCCTCGACGTCTTTGTATCCTACAACATCTAATTGAAGTAGATATGGGCATTCTAGATAATTAGAATATCCAGCTTTCATCGCACATAATTGTAAATGTTGTAAAAACTGTCCCATACTATAAGGTTCAGTGACTTCAAATTCTATAGCAAAAGCCGTGGTCACTCTAGTTTTTTTGTTAGGAGCAACTACAGATTTAATGGAAACATTATCTATATAATATTCTGTGTTAGGTATTTTTTGTTTCTTTTCTAGCTCAGTCATAGGTCTAGCAGGCATTGGGCCTGCCGCTGAAACTGATCCCGGAAAGCCACCCATCTTAATTACAGTCTGCTGAGCCTTTGGACCTTTCAATCTATAAGTCTTATGGGGGAAATTACACTCATCGTTACTTAAAGCGGCTAATGTCCAAAGATAATTCTTGCTGGCATACGCATCTAAGCTGTTTGGTTTTCTTGCTGATCCAAAATGGAAATTCCTAAAAGTATCCATTGTGTCTTGACTAATAGCTGATCTTTCGGCGGCCATTTCTTCTTCTTCAGATATTTCACCTAAATCCGTGCTATATCCATTAGCTACAAATTTAGGAGCATTAGGATCAGCATCTCCTACTGTAGCAGATTCTGATTTTGCTCCTGAAGTATCTTTCTTAATATTATTATTGTCAGGTTTTACTTTATTTTCTTTTTTTCTTTCAGCTACTTCAAGGTCTTCATCGGTTTGTTCGCCTACAAGTTTTTCACCTTCGGGTGTAAAAAACTTTTTTTTACCTACTACTATATCAGCGTAGGTATAAGGTTGTTCAGCCATGTATTACTCCAATGCGTCACGAACCCTAGTAGGGTTTGGTAAAAAGATAGAAGTACCTGTAGTGATATCATATACAAAATCTTCTATTACATCTAAATTTCTTTGACCAAATATCCACCATAGATCCTTATTACCATAATAATCATATGCTAGTAAATCGGGTCTATGATTGTACTGTGGTTCTATTGTATACAATTTGTCATCAGTGAAAGAAGGAATAGGTCGTATTGTCAAAAGATCTAACGTTCCGTTTCCTTTTAAATCTGTATTTTTATATGGACTACTCATTAAATGTATCCTTTGCCTATATTATCTCCATTAACAAAGTCACTGTAACTAAATTTAGATACTTTAGCTCTGCTGTAGATCGGTTGTACTGTTACTGTAAATTGTGATTCCGCAGGTGCCCACGCAACTGACATTCTATCAGCTTGAGATTTTATAGAACCTCCAAAGTCTGAAAAATCAATAGGATCAAAACCTGTGGCTATGTAATCAACTTCATTAGGCATGTCAACAGTAAAGTTAACAATTACACAAGGTACGTTGTTAAAAACATAATCACCGTAACCATTTAAATTAATTACGGGAGGTGGATTACCTCTTCCGGTGTCGTCAACGCCATGTTGCATTTTTGTTACTGTTCTTAAATAATGTAAACATCCTATCCAATATTTTGCTTCAAGACCATTTTGATTATAAAACTGTCCTGTAATAACTAGTTGATCCACTTGTGAATTCTGATACGCAAAGAACGGATAATTATTATGTATAGGAGCCACTTGGTTATAATTTGCTGAGTGACTTAATATAATAGTAGGAGTATAAGGAAACATCATTCCTCCTGTGTTAACCAAAGGCGAAATAATCGGTGAATTTTCAAAATTTGTTGGCAAGCTCAATTTGACTCTCCAATCTCTATCTTCGACTGTAGACTGTCCCCAATATGCTTGTGACTTGGTAGTTCCTAGTTCAGAATCTCCACCTTTCAAACCTTTGGATCGCATGTTGCTTGCAAAGTTTTCAGCACCACCTGAAACACCATCATATATATCTTGTGCGGTATTTTTCATTCCTTGGTACATTGGTGATTCTGTCAACCAACTTGGAGCATTGCCTCCCGCTGTGTTTTGTCCTTCACTAGCAAAAGCTGTTTTAGATTTATCTACTGCTTGGCTTACGCCGTTTTTGCTAATTACGCCGTTTTTGAAATATGATGTCATTTGGTAAACTCCTTACTATTATTTAGTTGACAAAATTAACAGAGTATATTATAATGTGGTATAAACCTTGGAGAAAAGATGAAAAGAATCAATTATTTAAACAACAAAGACATACTATCAGAGATACACAAGTCTAAGTCGTCGTTTTGTAGCTTTACAGACAATGATTTTGCTGACTTTGATATAATCTTACCTAGTATAGCTAAAATAAATGTCCGAACAGTGGCAGAAGCAAAAAGGAACAAGGCAAAAAAATTACAGCAAAGAGCATTCGAAAAGGCAAAAGAAAGTGGAAAGAGAGTTAAATTAGCAGAATTTGCTATTGATTACAGAAAAATTGAGAAAACAGACGTAATATTTAGAATTATGATGTATGATCATATTCCTGAGGAACCTGGCAGGAAAAAGAATCCAAAGACTATAGCAGACACAAAAACAAAAGTAAATTTTCCTCCATTCCAACACTTTAAATACAATGACCAAGGTGATCTAATTATTGTAGGGAAAAGTCATTGGGAAGGCGGTATGGAAAATGGTAATTTTACCAAAGAAGGCGGTAAGGTAACAAACAAACTGGCTTTAATGTGGATGAAACTTTGTGATAGATATGCTACTAGAGGTAATGTTAGAGGCTACACATATAATGACGAAATGCGTGGACAAGCTATATTACAGTTATCACAAATTGGATTACAGTTTGACGAGTCAAAATCTAATAATCCGTTTGCTTATTATACTGCGGCAGTAACCAATTCATTTGTAAGAGTAATTAACATAGAAAAACGTAATCAAAACATACGTGATGATATTTTAGAAATGAATCACATGAACCCTAGTTACACAAGACAAGCTAAAGGTGAATGGGAAAGACAACAGCGTGATCATGTGGCTAGCCAAAAAACCACAAAAAGTGATTGACAAACTGTAGATTTTCTATTATAATACTAGAGGAAGGATTGTAATTTGTTTAAAAAAGCGGCTGTCTTTACTGATATCCACCTTGGATTAAAGTCTAACAGTAAAGTACACTTACAAGATTGCGAAGAGTTCGTAGATTGGTTTATTGAACAGGCAAAAGCCAACGGTTGTGAAACCGGAATCTTCTGCGGTGACTGGCATCATAATCGAAATACTATCAACGTACAAACATTAGACACAACAACAAGATGTTTAGAAAAATTAGGTGCGGCATTTGAAAAGTTTTATTTCTTTGCTGGTAACCACGACTTATACTACAAAGATAAACGTGATGTGTATAGTGTTGAATTTGGTAAGCATATCCCTGGTATCACTTATGTTGACGATATACTAGTTGAAGATGATGTAGCACTAATTCCTTGGTTGGTTGGAGAGGAATGGAAAAAGATTTCTAGTATAAAGACAAAGTATATGTTTGGTCATTTTGAACTTCCAAACTTTTACATGAATGCTATGGTACAGATGCCTGACACTGGTGAACTTAAAGCTGAACATTTTAAACATCAAGAATATGTTTTTTCAGGACACTTTCATAAAAGACAGATTCAAGGAAGAATACATTACTTAGGAAATGCTTTTCCACACAACTACGCAGACGCATGGGACGACAAGCGTGGTATGATGATACTTGACAAAGAAAATAACAAAGAACCACATTACATTGACTGGGACGATTGTCCAAAATATAGAACAGTTAAACTTTCACAACTGTTGGACGAAAAAGACAAATTATTAAAAAGTAAAATGTACTTAAGAGTAACACTTGACTTACCTATTTCATACGAAGAAGCAAGTTTTATTAAAGAAACATTTGTAAACGATTATGACTGTAGAGAAATAACACTTATTCCAAGTCAAAAAGATGAAGAAATTCATACAGATATAGATATCAGTACCTTTGAAAGTGTAGATCAAATTGTTACTAAAGAGATTACTGCTATTGATACTGAACAGTACGATAAAAATACATTGTTAAGGATATATGACGAACTATGATTAAGATAAAAAGCCTTACAGTAAAAAACTTTATGAGTGTGGGTAATCAAACCCAAGCAGTTGACTTTGATAAACAACAATTAACACTAGTTCTAGGAGAGAATCTTGATCAGGGTGGTGATGACATGGGATCAAGGAACGGCACTGGTAAGACAACTATTATAAATGCCTTAAGCTATGCTCTATACGGACTAGCACTCACTAATATAAGAAGAAACAATCTAATCAATAAGACTAATAATAAAGGAATGTTGGTTACATTAACTTTTGAGAAAGATGGCACTAGCTATAAAGTAGAAAGAGGACGTGGTCCTAACTTATTGAAGTTTTTTATCAATGACCAAGAACAAGAATTAGTAGATGAAAGCCAAGGTGACAGTAGAAAAACACAAGAAACAATAAATGAATTGTTAGGCATGAGTCATAATATGTTTAAGCACATACTTGCTTTAAACACATATACAGAGCCTTTTTTAAGTATGAAGGTAAATGATCAAAAAGATATAATTGAACAACTTCTTGGTATTACTATTCTATCTGAAAAAGCAGAAACACTGAAAGAGAAAATAAAACAAACAAGAGATTCGATTACTGAAGAAAACGCAAATATAAATGCTAGACAACAAAGCAATGACAGAATAAAAGAAACCATCGACAGTCTTAAAATAAAACAAAGTGCCTGGGAGAGTAATAAAAAGACAAATCTTAAAAAACTTGAAAAAGGTATATCTGAATTAGAACATCTTGATGTAGATAGCGAACTTGATAAACATGAAAAATTACAATCGTGGGAAGAATTAAATACAAAAATTACTACATTGAGAAAAGAAACAGCAACTCTTGATTCGACACTCTTAAGGGCAAATAAGTCTGTAGACAAAGTTAAAAAGGATATAGAAGAACTTGACAATGCTGTTTGTTATGCGTGTGGTCAGGAGCTACAGGAAGATAAAGTCAAAGAGATTGAAAACAAAAAAGCCAAAGAGCTTGAAGATGCTGAGACATATCAAAAAGAAATAAATGATAAACTAATTGAAGTTAATACAGAGTTGACAAATATCGGAGATATAAACGGTAGGCCGGATACGTTTTATGAAACGATAAAAGAAGTATATGATCACAAACAAAATGTAGCACAATTAAAACAGGCATTAGAAAATAGTAATAACGAAACTGATCCTTATCAGGAACAAATAGAAGATCTAACTAAAACTGGAATCCAAGAAGTTGATTGGACTACAATCAACGCACTCAATGATCTAAAAGAACATCAAGAGTTCTTACTAAAACTGTTAACAAACAAAGATAGTTTTATACGTAAAAAGATCATAGATCAAAACTTGGCATACTTGAACAACAGGCTCACTCATTATCTTGATAAGCTAGGACTTCCACATCAGGTTGTATTTCAAAATGACTTGAATGTTGAAATTACACAGCTTGGACAAGATCTTGATTTCGACAATCTTTCCAGAGGCGAGCGTAATAGATTAATACTTGGTATGAGTTTTGCTTTCAGAGATGTCTGGGAGAGCTTGTATCAAAATATTAACCTACTGTTCATCGACGAGCTTGTTGATTCAGGTATGGATACTAGTGGTGTAGAGAATAGTTTAGCAATACTTAAAAAGATGGGTAGAGAACGTCATAAAAACGTTTATCTAATATCGCACAAAGACGAACTTGTTGGTAGAGTTACACACGTATTAAAAGTAATTAAGGAAAACGGCTTTACATCATATGAAAATGACGTGGAAATATTTAATGAAAGATGATATTAGACAAGATTAAAAATCGTGGTGAAGAAATGGCTCCATTAGAAGGGCATGATAGATTACAGTATCTTATTGATATTGCTAGAGAAGTTCCTCCTTTAGGAGATGAAGATAAAATAGATGAAAATAAAATCAGAGGTTGTGCTAGTAATCTTTGGGTGCTAGGTAAAGTTAATAAAGATGGAACAATGTCATACAAACATGACGCAGATTCGTGGATAACAAAAGGAACTGCTAAAGTTTTAGTTGATTTGCTAGACGGTGAACATCGTAACGAAATAGCACAATTGACTTTACAAAGTTTTGAAGGGTTAGGAATTAGAAATCTTTTAACAATGCAGAGACAAGTTGGTTTTGGTAGTTTAGTAGAACGTATGATAGGAATAGCAAAGAATGAATGATGACATACATGACAAGCTAACCAAGGCCTATATGGCGTATTTTAAGGCTAATGAGGCATTTGAAGCAAGAAATTCAGTACGTACCCATAGAGAAACTAGAAAGTGGCTCCGTGAGATTCGATCTTTAGCAAAACAACGTATGGATGAAGTACATTATAAGCATAATTCCAAGAACGAGACACCAGAAGAATAGGCCAGGGTAAGTATCCATATGCTGTGGACTTATCAAGGTAAAGAAATTACAAAACTGCCAGAAGATATAGAAGGATTTGTATATCTAATTACAAATAAGACTAACAACAAAAAATATATAGGCAAAAAACTAGCCAAATTTAAGAAAACACGCCCACCACTCAAAGGCAAGAAGAACAAAAGACGAAGCAAAGTTGAAAGCGATTGGAAAGATTACTGGGGTTCCTCAGATCATCTTATCGCAGACGTACAACAACTAGGTGAAGAAAATTTTACTAGAGAAATATTATATCTATGTCAAACAAGAGGCTTAATGAGCTATTTAGAGGCTAAGGAACAATTTGACCGCAAAGTTCTGGAAACAGACGAATACTATAATGGTATTATCAATGTGCGGGTAGGTGGTTCAAAAATTCTTAAAGAACATTTATCAAAACTTAAGGCAATATAAGGACGCTGTTTGATCGGGAAAGCTCGATCCGCTTTGAGGACATGGACACCCATGTTCAGAATCTAGCGAGTCCACTAAACTGTTGCTCCAGAAAACTCCACGCAAAGGAACGAAGCGGGAGATAGCGGAGAATCCGCGAAGCGGTTGCGTTAGCAAAACCGGTTACGCAGATTTTACGTGATGTCGACGTAGGTTGGGAAAGGTCAGAGCCCATGGAGCAAGTCAAATACCTACTTCCGATCTCGGCTGTGCGAACTCACATGAAGCTTGGGATGATGGGACCTCGTGTAAGGTTCCGTCTGACTGAAACAATCTACATGAAACGTAAGTGCTTCGCACTTAATTCAAGTAAAATAACAGGTGTTTGAGCGAAAGCGATAACACGAATGATCGTTAGATCATTCCAATCCAATGAGTACAATCATCACAGGGATCGTCACAAATGCCAAGACTGTTAATGAAGGTCAGGATCACGGCCAAATCCAGGTTTCACGCTACTAACTTCTACGGGAATGACTTTGAATTCAAAATGTGGTTCTGTATCACGTTTTGTGTTTATGTAGTAGTTGACTTCTTCCTGTGAATTAAGTTCCTCAATAACGTTACCCGCAGGGTCAACTATCTGATATCTAGTAATCATATAG